GACCAAACGTCGAGAGGACCTGCGCAAAGCAGACTGTCCTCTCATGTGGGAAAACCCACTTGGTCACGCTAATTAAATGTGTGATCTCATGAAAACCTGGCCACGCCAGGAAAAATTCCGAAATCCAACAGGATATGGCGCGACCAATCCGTATCATAATTATGATACACCTACCCGGTCACAGAGTAGTAGTTTATTTACATACCTCTTCAGGTCGGATGAATTTACCGGCTTCATCTAGCCACGTGAGTTTAACGACATCACCAGGTCACACGGGATATTTAATGACTATCCCAAGTCATTGGCTATTTAGCCAGGTGCATCAGCTGCTGGAGGTGGAGTGGACTCACAATACATACGGGGTAAACCCGTCCACATGTATACTTGGAAGTCTTCTCCAGCTCCTACATAAAGATCAAGTACCGATCTATCAGAAACCATTGCATTCATTTTAATCTTGTACCCCTCAACTGGAGTGGGTACAGAAGTCCAATTTGAAATCTTGCCAGGCACAAATCGTTCAGGCGAGTAATATGGAACTTCAAATTCTGCATTTTGATTGATAGAAAAATCAGCATAAAGCGAACCTCTCACACCCGTGTTAATACGAGTGACAGGTGTCGAATAATTCAGTACTGCTGATGCTGCTGCAAAACTATTATCAATGAAATTCGTAATAGCAGCCGTGTTCTTCTGATATACTGTATCACCAATAGGTTTCCTCTGAACAGTCATATTGCCTGAAACAAAGTTTTGTTTATTCATATTGATTGGCAGGGCTTTGTATCTAATAGATCCACGAAAGCCCTGAAAAGCATAAGTCACCCAATGCATCAAAACTGTATTAGAGAAGTTGTAAGGTCCAGAAGCTGCGGTATCAACCGCACCAGGTATTGCTCCTCTCAAGAAAGGATATGCGGCTAAGTTTATGTCTTGTGTGTACGCAAAAGCTGCGCCAGTTGAATTAATATTCAACATCTCTCGACGCCAAAGGTTATACCTCTTGAGCAATGTACGAAAAGACAAAACTGATTCACCCGTAAAAACCATATTTATCATGGAATTATCTTGCAGGGAAACACCCAAAGTATCCGATTCAGCCTGTTGAGGTGCAGAAGGCTCTGGCGTATTCTGGGCTTCTGAAACAATTTCTTCTCCCATTTGTGGCTTGAAAACAAACCTTTGGAAAGAATCGTCGGGAACAAAAACTTCAAAGTCATCTCCCATCGAAACGAATACGTTTACTTCAATATCATTATCAGTGGTGCTATTTGGAGTAGTAAGCTCATTCACAATAAATACCCCCAAAACACCATTGCCTTCTTCCTTCGAAGTGTATGCGGTTGTAGAATACATTTGAGTTACTGAATCAACACAAGGCGTGTGTCGATCCAACAAAGTTGTTGGTTGTCCATTGCCAATTTCAATAGTGAAATCTTGAGTATCGGCAATATCAATAACTTCAGTGTAATTGATATTGTATTCAGAAAAACGAGTCCCAGACATAGAACCAAAGAAATTAGGATCATAAACTATCTTGATCCGACCTTTGTGAAAGGCTGAACAAACGACTTGGAAACGAAACTTCATTGAACCTGTCCAAAACTTGAATGGCATTGCAGCCATTGCACAAGCTGGAAAATGAAATGATGTGGGCGACAACGAACTTTCAGCCCATATGACTGGATCAACTCTGGCATTCCACAACAATGTTTCAGGTACAGTACCTTGAGCCCACGTGAATTTAGTTAAGTACGATTCACGCTTTGCTATCTCCTTAATGGCCAGGGGGTCACTTGCACCCAACCCAGCAATACGAGGATCAATAGACAATTCTTGTTTGTCATCAACAGTCAGCTTCTGAGCAGTATCTGGTACATTAGTAACCGCCAAAGAACTAGTTGTAAAAAGCCTCATGGGAGATGGATTCTTGGTTTCAGGGGGCCTGCAATATCCAAATTGTTTTGCAACTTTCGCAACTGTATTAGCAACCTGCTCGGTCGCCAATGCATACGGCTTGAGCATTGGTACAGCTGACATTGCATTCGACATCTTGGCTACAGCAGTTGCTGGTCCAGAAATCATACCAGTCTTGTTGGCTTCGTCAACTTCATTTTCTTCTCCCATTTGAGGTACCAAAGTACTAGAATCAACAGACGTAAGCACAGACAAGCTGACATCCTCAGCCCAAGCAAATACAGAAATAGTCACATTATCAGTAGCACCATTCGCATGCTTCAGTGTATTCAAAGTACGGAAAAACAATTGTCCCATATCTGTCCACTCAGCGAGCGGAACAGTTAGGTAATTCTTGTGATAGAAAAATGGTAGAACCATTTCTCCTCCCGTTGAAGTAGTGGGATCCAAGAAAATGTGAGGCCATTGGGATGCTTGCACATTGTCTTCAGGTACAAGAGACGCAACAGAAGTCAAAGCATCGTATTCAGCCAGAGGCAAATAAGTACACAATACTCGCCCATACAAGAAACCATTACCATTGATTACCACCTTGATTTTAAGCTTTGCTCGCAACAAATTATAATTATTGATGCGATTGATCACTCTTTTATCATTGAAGTACAAATTCCAAGGATCCAAATCAACTCCCAAAGTGGCTCCAGTGCCCCAACCAATCTCAGCAATCTTGATGGGACGACTAAAGAAATTTTCCAAGGAAGCATCATTAGTATCTTGCAACATTCGGGTGGGATCCATCTCACTATCAACATTGTAAGTATATGATGGTAATTGATCCTTGAATTTGACATTTTGTTCTTTATCGCTAGTTGCTACTTTCATAACTGAGCAATCAGCGGTAATGCCAGATTGAACTTCAAACGATTCTTCTTCTGGTATAGTACTAGCCATGTGAAGAAATTCACCTAATGGTAAATCAAGCCATGCTTTCGAGTGAGCGTCCAATTTTCGTTGGCCTTCTATCAATCCAGACTGCATATCAAATTCATCAGTCTTAGATTGGACTTCAGCCAACTCAAGAAATTCACCGACCGGCATTCGAAGTAAGCTCTTACAATAGTACTCAAGAGATTTCAAATACAAAGAACTCAAAGATCCAGGTCGTGGAGGATCCTCAAATGGTCGATGAGTGGATGTACTGTCTCCGACAGTGCTTGTTTCAACATCCAACAAGCTTTCCTTTGCTAAGTTTTGAAAGTCCTCAGTTAGACTTATAATATTTTGATTATTATTTTGGTTAGAAATTCATTTATTTACAACATCGGTTGGTGAATCAGCCATCCGTGCGGTGATATTTACATTGGTAGACCAAACCATTCCTAAATAGGAATCGACGTCAAAATGTACAAAGCCTAATATAAAACATAAAAACATCTACTAAACATGCAATCTACTGGTATCCATATATACATTCGAATTTTGATTTGTTCCAACATCCAGGTTCAAACTGGACTCGCTGTTTTAAAGGGTTTACGATGGCCCATAGTTTTCATTCGATCTGCACTCTTTCATCAAAATCTCTTTCGAGTTCTGTGCACAAATGTGAAATGTTTGCTCGCTTGGCAACTTCAGTCAACTGAATTCTGGTTTTTCATATTCTACGCGTCCATGGTTAAACCACTCGCGTAATGCAGTGTCAACATTGATTGCACAAGCATGCTCCTCCGTCAAAGGCGAACTCTTATTTCGCATAAAACAGTGGAGCATCTTTTCGCACGACTTATTCACTAAAGCACCGACATGCACTCCTATTTCAGGAATGTAGTTGGTTTTGCGCTTGAGAAATTCAAAATCTTCAAAAGGAAGAAAGTCTAAAAGTTCGCTCTCTTTATCGGGCATGGTATAAATTTGCCCATATCCTGCTAAAAATTCCGAAAATCCTTTGATAGTGAAATTATCAATTGCTTTGCTCAGAGTACCTATATTATCATCACCATAAGTAATAAGAGCTACAAATTCGCGAAAAGACATTTTGTCTTCTTCATTCGTGAAAGGATTATTTGCGTAAAAATAACAACGCATATTCAAACTTCCACAAATGCCATTAAGCATCGCAGTAAGTGAATTACCACTAATGTGAGTACCACTAATAAAGCCAATAAGGTCCCCATTGAAGGCAACTATAGCAAAAACTAAGTCACCCGTCATGGCTTCCATAACAGCAATATCTTCTTCAGTGTAATCACATTCACGAGCAAAGTCAATCAATATACGCAAGGAAGCGAAAAGTAATTGGGAGGGTATTTTCTGGTCGTATTTACCATAATCTCCACCAATAATTCGGTCCTTGCCATGTTTCAAGACATGCTTATGTAATGCTTCCCATTCAGGTCCATGGCAATTAATGCCAATTGCGCATTCTGCTTTCAAAGGGTTCATCTGCAAAACTCGCAATATAGGTAAATAATACTTCCGTACTAAATACGTCAAAGGTAAAGCATTCCCATAAAATATTCTGCATTTGGGCTTAGACAAAACTTCGTCTTTCTTACAAGCCTTAGCAATGGGATATGCTCTCTCTCCCTTCCGATAACAATCTTCACACCGTTTTATTTCTTCCATAATCATGGGATTAAATTCACGGTTGTTAGGATTCTCAGGGGTGGGAGGCAGTTCAGTAACAAATCTACGTTTCTTTCCATTCAAGGGAAAGCCCATCGATGTGTCCAATTTAATGGCATCAATAAACTTCTTTCCTGGAATACCACATAAATTCTCCTGATCGGTTAGTGGTCGAGCATCATTCCACAATGGACTCTTAAATATAGGCAGTAGGTCTTTCTTATAATCCTTAACTGCTGCATCCAAGAGACTACACGGATAGGGTTGCGCAGGGTTAGCCAAATTGGCCAAACACTCCTGCCATCCTTTATACTGAGGAAATTGTACTGGTGGTCCATAAATATTGGGACTATCCATAACCTCTGTAACATGCTCGCTTATCGGAGTGACCTTAACTTCTGAAATAAAAGTGGTCATACCAGGGCAAGTACCATAGTACTCAACCTGAGAATCCAAAGGCATGTAGTTCAGCGGACTCTTGTAGTGAAGTGGTGTATCATTAAGTACCTTAATACCTAAAACTTGAGTTTCAAAGTGTTCAGCACTACCTGAAATAATCACACCCTCAAGAGTCCGCAACTGTTTAATCGCTTGATCAATGGTGTCGAACTCCAGAACTCCACTACAGCCTCTAGTAGTACCAGTTTGTCCACCTAAATGAACTCCTGTAATAAGAGGTTGCCTCCGAGAAATTAGAGTGGCTCCACAGAGGCCTTTGAACGTTGAAATAGTCAATGAGGAATAACGCAACCCTCTGAAATCAACTGCACCATTACTTGTCATGCAAGGTTCAGCCAATCCATAGGCTTTCGTAATATCTCCATCTTTGCTACGCCACAACATCTCAAATTCATGCATGGGAACACGTCCTTGTGGGAGAAATTTGGTGAGATCTTTGAAGGATCCACCAGCACAAGCGTAACACACTCGGATATCAGTTCCATCCAAGAGAACGCTTTGTCGCTTACTCAAAGCAACAGTGAATTTTCCACCACATGTTTCAGGATTCTCTTTACGAAAGAGAACACTGATGTCATCTTCAATAAAATAGTGATCAGGAATGATGACCACATTAGATTTGATGAAAAGGCCATTGACCATATAGTTCTTTCCTCCAACTGTAACAGTACCGTATACCAAATTCTTGGCAACTAGACCTGCTAACTGTGTAGGAGTGGTCGATTTGGCATCAGTCCGTACAGGCAAATGACGTACAGATGTCGTAGTCCAAATATTCTTTTCCGCATCTCGTTCCTCAACTTCAATTTTTG